CTCTACACGGAAGGCGTGCTGGCCGACGACGGCGCGCTCATGGGCCAGGCCGTCAAGTACGTGACCCTCATGCGGCTGGTGCACTCGGTCGTCGCGGAGTGCCAGGCGCAACAGCGAGAGGAAGCCAGGAAGAGATCATGAATTCCCAGACCGAGCTGACCCTCGTGCTCAGGATGCGCAACGAAGCGGCGGAGATCCTCAGGAAGCACGGCGAGGAGACGAGTCGCATCGGCTCGGCCTATCGGGTGGCGGCGCGGCAAGTCGAGGTGTTTCGCGACTCCTTGCAGCAGACGGCGACGGGAATGGCATCCCTGACCGGAATCGTTCGTGGTGTGAGGGCCGATGTCGCGGACAATCCTGCGCTGTCGGCGTGGGTGGCTGGCGATCCTGACCGCACCCCGCAGGCGGAAGGTGACGTCGTCCGCGAGAGGACCGTGCGTGGCATCGAGCGGGATGAGCCGATCATCGTTCTGCGGAGCAGGATTCTCGACCAGGTCGGTGCGGCCGACCGTGACGAAGCAAGAAGGATTGCCGCGTCGGGCGGACGATCGCCCGCAGCAGATGATCGGCAGGCAATCGAGTGGCGAGGTCAGCGCAACCACCGACCTTTCAGGGAGGATGATCTTCATTCCGGGCTGCGCGAAGGACGCGCCGGTGCGGCGGCGTTCGACCTGCCGGACCTGGCGGCCATCCGCGAGCTGAAGGCGGCGGTCGATGCGACCCTGCGCCACCAGGTTCTCCTGATGCGCAGTCATGTCGGCACGTCCTTCTGGCGAGAGGGCATCGATGTGCCCGGCACGGCCCTCGAGCACTCTTCTGACAAGCCGATCGAACAAGGGATGAGGGAGACGAGGCCCGTCGTCCCGGTGCCAGCCTCGGGGAGCAGGCGGGCGGACCCGTCCGCCGCGCTCATTCTCGAGTATCCGATCCGGGATGCTCGCGCGCGATCCGTGCTCGACGTTTCGTCCGATGATGCCGCGATCGCCGAGGAGCGGCGCGCGCTGATCGCCGAGATCAGTGCCTGCTTCACGTCGCTGTCGCGCGAGGTGGCCCGGGCGACGACGCAGATCGGGGAACGGAGGCAATTCGAAGATGGCGGGGACAGCGAGGAGCGCATCCTCGAGCGGCTGACGCTCGCGCTGGAGAACCTCGTACCGGCCGGCCGCCAGATCGAGGAGGCTGTAGCGGATCGCAGAGCCTGGTTGCCGGAGCGCGGCGCCGTGGCTGTCGCGTCCGCGGCGGGTCGACGAGCGTCGGCCGTGATGGGCCCCGAGTGGATCGGATCGACCTACCCCGAGCACGGCGCGATCGGCTCGCCGCTGCGCGATGTCACCGCGGACTGGCAGGCCTACGGGAGCGGGATCGCCAAGGCGCTCGGCGCGACCGACCAGGTCCTGGCCGGCATCCTGACGCAGACCAGGGACTGGCGGTCTGCCATGCACAGCCTGATCAACTCCGTCGTGTCCGACTTTGCGCGGATCGCCATTCGGCAAAACCTCACCGGGCCTCTGGCCGACGCGGTGTTCGGCGGCGACCGCAGCACCGGCGACGCCGGCCTTCTGGGCCGCGCCTTCGGCTGGATAACCTCCCTGTTCGCCGGCGGCGGAGTCATGACGGGTCGCGGCCCCTTGCCGCTGCGCACCTATGCATCCGGTGGCATCGCCACCAGCCCGCAACTCGCGCTGTTCGGCGAGGGGTCGACGCCGGAGGCCTACGTCCCGGTGCCCAATGGCCGCATTCCGGTGACGCTGCGGGGCGGCAATTCGGGCATCGGCAGCATCGCCACCAGCATCGTGATCAACGTGACGGGACGTGGCGGTGAGGGCGCCGCTGCAGGAGCCGCCACCGGTCCCGATCCGGCCGAGCAGGCGCGCAACATCGGCGCCATGGTGAGCGCGGCCTTCAATCGCAATCTCGCCGAGCAGATGCGGCCCGGCGGACTCCTCAATCCCGCCGGCTATCTCGGCAGCGGCCTGGTTCACTGATGCCGACGACCACCGCCTTCCCGGCCATCGCCGCGTCGTTCGGAAGCGAGCTGTCGCGGTCGCCGCGAACGCTGAAGAACGCGTTCGGCAACGGCTACGAGCAGCGCGCCGGCGATGGCCTGAACGCCGTGCCCCAGAGCTGGCAGGTCGTGTGGGAGGGCATTGCTTTCGCCGAATGCGGCACGATCGATTCGTTTCTCGCCGCGCAGAAGGGTTATCTCGCGTTCCTGTGGACGCCACCCGGCGCCGCCGGCGCGCTGCAGTTCAAGTGCGAGGCCTGGTCGATCACCAAGACCAGCGGGAACACCGGGACCGTGAAGGCGCGCTTCGAGCAGGTGTTCGACCTGTGACCCTCTCGGCCGCACTCTCTGCCGATGCACAGTCGCTGGCGCCCGGCGACGTCGTCGTGCTGTTCGACATCGACACCGCGCCTTTGGGCGGCAGCGACGTGTGGTACCTCTGCGCCGGCACGATCAACGGCGCCTTGCCGGCATGGCGCGGGCACATCTACACGCCCTTTCCGCTCGAAGCCTCGGGCTTCGAATGGGCCGGGCGCGGAGCCCTGCCCAAGCCCAGGCTCACGGTGGGCAACGTCGCCGGGCTGCTGCTGCCGGCAGTGATCCAGTACAACGATCTCGTCGGCGCCAAGGTGACGCGCTGGAAGACGCTGGTGAAGTACCTCGACGGCCAACCTGCCGCCGACCCGAACTCGTGCTTCATTCCCGACATCTACTTCATCGATCGCAAGTCGCAGCAGACCAAGGGCCTGATCGAGTTCGAGCTCGCGGCCGCGCTCGACCAGCAGGGCGTCATGCTGCCGCGTCGCCAGCTCATCCGTGACAATTGCAGCGAGACCTATCGGCGCTGGAACGGAACGGCCTTCGTCTACGGCACCTGCCCTTATGCCGGTGCGGCGAGGTTCACCAGCAAGGATGCGCCAACCGTCGATCCGGCGGCCGACCGCTGCAGCAAGCGCCTGACCGGCTGCCAGGCTCGCTTCGGCGTCGCCAACGAGCTGCCCTTCTCGGGCTTTCCCGGCATCTCCAGGACGCGGTGAAGCCATGCTCGACATTTCCCCGCGGTGCCACGACGACCTGATCGCCCACGCCAGAGCCGAGGCGCCACGCGAGTCCTGCGGCCTGATCCTCGGCGACGACTACGTGCGGTGCCGCAATGTCGCCGACGATCCGGTCCGTTCCTTCGAGATCGACGGGGCGACGATGGTGCTTGCCCGGCAATCCGGCCGACTGCGTGCCGTCATCCATTCCCATCCCGACGGGCCTGCCTGCCCGACACGCACGGACATGGCCTATCAGGCGGAAGGGGAGATCCCCTGGGGGATCGTCGTCCTGAACCCGGTGCACGGCGCCGAGCTGTTCTTCTTCGGCGACAGCCTGCCCATCGCTCCCTACGAAGGCCGCGTGTTCCGTCACGGCGTCGCCGACTGCTATGCCCTGGTGCGCGACTGGTACCGTCGGGAAAAGGCCCTGACCCTGCCGTTGACGCCGCGCGATCCCGGCTGGTGGGACATCGGCCAGAATGTCATCGAGGACAATCTCGGGCAGTTCGAGTTCGAGGCGCTCGGCCCGGAAGCCGAGCTCGAGGTCGGCGACGTGCCGCTGTTCCAGGTCGCGGCCAGGGTGATCAACCACACCGGCATCTATCTCGGTCACGGCCTGGTCCTGCACCATCTCGGCAATCGGCTCTCGCGCGTCGACGTGCTCGGGCCTTGGCGCCAGAAGTTTCACCGCAAGACCATGCGCCTGCGCTCGATGGCTGATCGGGAAAGCGCGTGATGCTGCGCAAGGTCTACCTCTATGGCGTGCTGGGACGCCGCTACGGCTGGCGCCACGAGCTCGACATCGAAAGCCTGCCGGAGGCGGTGTGGGCGCTCGACGCAAACCATCCGGGGTTCAAGCGCGATTTCCTGCGCGGGCCAGCCTATTCCTTCGTCAAGGGCGCGACGCGCCGCGTGGGGCTGCCGATCGCCCTGGCCGAGGTGGCCATGCCGCTCAGCCACCACGACCTGCACATCGTGCCCGCCGTCTTTGGTGAGGGCGGCGGAAACGGCAGCCTGGCCGTCGGCAAGATCGTGCTCGGCGTCGCCATGGTCGCCGGTGCGTTCTTCACCGCTGGTGCCGCGGCAGCAGGCACGGCCGCGCTGGCGGCCGGCTCGGAGGGTCTCGGCGCCTCGGCAGCCGGCCTCGGGTTGGGGCTCTCGGTCGAGCTGCCGCTGATCGGCGCCGTCACCTACGGCCGCATCGCCGGCATCGGCGCCATGATCGCGCTGGGCGGGGTATCCCAGCTCCTGTCGCCGACGCCGCAGGCCGCGCCGAGTTACTCCGCGGAAAGACCCGAGGCGCGGCCTTCCTTCATCTACAACGGCCCGACCAACACCGCCGAGCAGGGCGGGCCAATTCCCATCGTCTATGGGCGCATGCGCATCGGTTCGGCGCTGGTGTCGTCGTCGGTCAGCACCGACCAGGTCGAGGGTGCGCAAAGCGCCGGCGCGGTAACCGGCACGACGGCGCGCGCGAGCTTCTCCGGCGGGGAACTGTGAGGGAGATCGTGGAGAAGCGTGCCGTCTTCGGGCGGGGCGGCGTGCTCGGCAAGGGGCAGGGCACGCAGCCGATGGGCCGCGTGCCGAGCGAGGCGCCCAACTCGCTGCAGTCGCGCTCGATTGCCCGCTTCCTCGACGTCTGGTGCGAGGGCGAGATCCGCGGCCTGGTGGCAGAGGACCAGTCGATCTTCTTCAACGACACGCCGCTGCAGAATGCCGACGGCACGTTCAACTTCACCGGCATCTCGTGGGACACGCGCTACGGCCTGCCGTGGGGCGCACAGCCCTACATGGCGGGCTTCCCGTCGAGTCGCAGCGTGGTCCAGGTCGGCAGCGGGCTCGGCCTCAAGGTCACGCATTCCGCGCCGGTGACGGTGAGCTTCACCGATCCGGGTGCCACCCGCAGCGCGGTGATCGTCAAGCTCTCGATCCCGGCCCTCTACGACCAGACCGACGCCGATGGCTCGGTGAAGACGCGAGCCGCCGCCTACAACATCCACCTGAAGACCGGGGCCGGGCCGTTCGTGCTTCAGGTCGCCGGAGCGTTCGACGGCAAGTGCACCAGCCCCTACCAGCGCGATCATCGCATCGCCCTGCCGGCCGGGACGTCGTGGCAGCTCAAGGTCGAGCGGCCCGGTGTCGACATCGACCAGTCGCGCGTCAAGGACGAGTTCTACCTCACCTCGTACACCCTGGTGACCGACGGCAAGCTCGCCCATCCCAATGTCGCCTATTGCGGCATCCAGATCGACACCGCCCAGTTCAGCGGCAGCGCGCCGACCCGGTCCTACGACATCTATGGCCTGAAGGTGAAGTATCCGGCCAACTACGACCCGCTGACCCGGCAGTACACCGGCGCCTGGAACGGCACGTGGTCGATCGGCTGGACCGACAATCCCGCGTGGTGCTTCTACGACCTGCTGACCAACACGCGCTACGGGCTCGGCCTGCCGGCGAGCGCGGTCGATCCGTGGAAGTGGGATCTCTACACCATCGCCCAATACTGCGACGCCGTGGTCGCCAGCGGCGCCAACATGGTGTTCCAGGGCATCGACGACGGCAACGGTGGCGTCGAGCCGCGCTTCACCTGCAACATCTGCCTGAACAGTCGCCAGGAAGCGTACGCCGCCATCAACACCATGGCGTCGATCTTCCGCGGCATGCCGTTCTGGAGCTCCGGCGCTGTGCGGGCGACTGCCGACATGCCCAAGGCGCCGGTCGCCCTGCTCACCAACAGCAACGTGATCGGCGGCGAGTTCAAGTACGAGGGCACCTCGCAGAAGGCACGGCACACGGTCGCCAAGGTGATCTGGAACGATCCCCAGGACGGCTATCGATCGGCAGCGGAGTTCGTCGAGGACCCGGTTGGCGTGGGGCTGTACGGCGTGCGGCAGATCGACGTCGTCGCATCCGGCTGCACGAGCCGCGGCCAGGCGATCCGGGCCGGCAAGTGGGTGCTCGACACCGAGCGCACGGCGACCGAGACGGTCCACTTCCGGGCCGGTCTCGACATGGCCGACAAGTTTCCGGGCGACGTCGTCTCGATTGCCGACGAGAACCATGCCCAGTCCGTGTTCGGCGGCCGCGCCGCGTCGGCGACCGCGACGAGCCTCGGCATCGACGCGCCCTACACCATCGTTGCCGGCCGCGCCTACACGCTGCGGGTCATGCTGCCCGACGGCACGATGGCAAGCCGTGCGCTCGCCAACGCACCGGGCAGCACCAGCCTGTTCACCTGGTCGACGGCCTTGCCGGTCCTCCCGTTGGTCAATGCCGTCTGGGTGGTCACGTCGACCGCGCTCGCCACGCGCGACTTCCTGGTGGTGTCCAACGTCGAGGTCGGTCCGGCGACGTTCGAGGTCATGGCGGTCTTCCACGACGCCGCCAAGTTCGGCAGCGTCGAGGCCGGCATCGTCACCACGTCGCTACCTTACAATGTGGTCCCGACGGGTCCCATCTTGCCGCCCGGCGGCGTGAGCGCCGTCCTGAGTCGCTACGTCGCCGGCTCGGCGATCGGCACCTCGATCATCGTGTCGTGGTCGAAGCCCGACGATGCGAGAGTCTATGCCTTCGACATCCAGGTGCGCGGGCCCAACGACTCGCAGTACCTCGATGTCGGCGTCACCTCGACGACCAGCATCGAGTACCAGGACTCGGTCGAGGGTGTGTACGATTTCAGGGTCCGCGCGAAGTCGCTGAACGGCAAGGTGAGCGCCTGGGCGGAGCTGCTCGCCGTCACGCTGACGTCGCAGAGCCAGCCATCCGACGTGACCGGCTTGACGCTGCTTACCGACACGACCGGCGTCGCCTTCAAATGGACCCCGGTGCCCGACCTCGACGTGAGCCGCTACGAGATTCGCCAGGGCGCGTCGTGGGCGAGCGGCACGGTGATCGCGACCACGGTCGAGACCCTGTTCGCCCGCCAGGGTCTTCCCGTCGGGACCTATACCTACTGGGTGGCGGCGGTGACCTCACCACAGGGAGTCTACAGCGCTCATCCGGCAAG